GTGCAAGTGCATCAACAACACCAAAATCATCTACACTTAATACACCGTCAGCAGTATCAACAGACGCTGCTGTAACAGGTGGCCAATCGCAACCAAAAGAACAAACTGTAGCATCTGGCACCGGAATAGAGAAGGCATCGCCAGACAACGGTATAAATACAGCGTTAGATCATCAAAGTTCTCTCCTAGAACAGCTATTGTTAAGCACAAATAACTTAGTATCAGTTAACAAAGATATATTAAAATATGCAAGAAATTCTGCATAAATGGTTAAAGAGTGTATAAATTATAGTGAAATGTTCTTAGAGATTTTAATGATTAATAATATGATTTGCTCATAAAGGTAAACCCTGGTCGCAGGCTAGACGAGATGTACAAAATTTAAGAAATAAAGGATGATATAATATAATGACTTGGAAAAAGTTTTTTCGCCCCGTTAATTCGGTTTTACCTGTAGCACAGCGATCAGTAGATAGTACATCGTCATACGCTGCTACAGCAAAATATAGTAACTGGTTACCAGAAGTGTATTCAGGACCACCTGATCGTTTACAGCGATATAGCGTGTATGACCAGATGAACTATGATCACGAAATTAGTGCAGCACTTGATACAATTGCAGATTTTGGTACAGAATGCGACGAAGTGTCTAAATTACCATTATTACTTAAATTTAATGATGATCCAACTCCTTCTGAAGTACAGATATTAGAAAAGTCATTAAATCAATGGTGTAGATTAAACAAAATTAATCATAGATTATGGAGAATGTTTAGATCAGTCCTAGTTTACGGTGATCAATTCTTTATACGAGATCCAGAATCTTATAAATTATACTGGGTAGATCCAGCTAAAGTTGAAAAAGTTATTGTTAATGAAAGTGATGGTAAGAAAATAGAAAGTTATTTTATTAAAGATATTGATCTCAATATGAAGAGTTTGGTAGCAACTAACCAACTTAATAAATTATCCAATGCAGCATTTGGCTCTAATGGTATTGTATTTTCTCCCCCTATGCAAGGGAACATGAACTATATATCTGGAGGTTATGGTGGAGCAGGTACTGCAAACTATCAAGACGGTGGAGCCACAGCAGTAGATGCTGAACATATTGTCCAATTATCGTTAACTGATGGTATGAATGCCGCATGGCCGTTTGGTTTGAGTATCCTAGAACAAATTTATAAAGTATATAAACAAAAAGAATTATTAGAAGATGCAATTCTTATATATCGTGTCCACCGTGCTCCAGAGCGTAGGGTTTTCTTTATTGATGTCGGTACAATGCCACCAAATAAAGCACAACAGTACCTAGAACGTGTGCGTTATGAAGTGCAACAAAAGCGTATTCCAAGTAGAACTGGCGGCAACGCAAATGTAACTGATAGTACATATAATCCTATGTGCTTCGATATGTCTACAAGAATTCCGTTACTAGACGGCAGGACGCTATCTATTTCAGAATTAGCAGACGAATATTCTGCAGGTAAAGAAAACTGGGTTTATAGTTGTGATCCAATTACAGGTAAAATAGTTCCAGGAAATATTACATGGGCAGGTGTAACCAAGAAGGACGCAAAGGTTTTGAAAATTACCTTAGATAACGGTGAAACTATTATTTGCACACCCGAGCATAAAATACCTGTATTAGGAAAAGGTTTTGTTGAAGCTAAAGATTTAACAGTAAATGATCCTCTTATTAGTTTTAATACAAGATTAAAAAGTTTAAGTAGTGATATCAGCAGATCATATCAGCAAGTATATGATCACGAAAAAAATGACTGGGTATTCTCTCACAGAATGGTGGCCGAATTTTTTAAAGGCATGAATAAACATCAAATAATGGTATTTGATAGTATATTTGAAAATGAGGATAAGGATACCGTACATCATAAAGACTATGATAGATACAATAACTCACCGTCAAATTTGCAATGGATGAATCACAGGGACCATATTGCTTATCATTCGTGTGTTAAAAAAGAATATTGGGACAATTTAACAGAAGAAGAGTCAGGTAGGATAAAAAATAAGATTCGTACAGGTTTACAAAAATTCAGGGATGAGAATCCAACTTTTTATGATAATTTGTTTGATGATAGAGATACGTCATGGATAGGTCAGCTGAAAAATAATGAACCAGAAAAATATAAATCTTGGAGGAAATCTCACGGTGCATCATTGTCGACTTTTTATAAAGAAGGATCGGAAAGAGCACTAGACTTAAAGACTAATGCAGCAAATAATCTCAGAAAAAATAAGGCAAAAAATCAAGAGTTAGTTTTAACTCAAGATATTTTAACTAGATTAGTCGAGCTCGTAAAAGAAAATAATTCTGATAGATTGCAAACAATAGAAATTGCAAATAATGATGAAAAGATAATCTCTCTTATCAAGGATGCTAATCCTATACTGAAGAATAGTACAGGTAATGTAAAATCGGATAAATTTACTAATTCTAAATTAGTAAGAATTTATAAGAAATACGGGTTTAAAAATTGGAAAGATTTTAAGAAAAAAATTGTTAATTATAATCATAGAATTTCTAAAATAGAGTATATTGAGAATACTATTGACGTAGGTACTATTACAATTGACGGAAAAGAAAGATGGCATAATTATCATACATTTGCACTGGAATCTGGGATTTTTGTTAAAAATTCGATTTTAGAGGACTATTTCTTTTCTGTTTCTAGTGAAGGCCGTGGTTCTAAAGTTGAGGTTCTGCCAGGTGGTGAAAATCTTGGATCAATTGATGATTTAAAATATTTTAATAATAAAATGTTAAGAGCATTAGGTGTACCTAGTTCATACCTTCCTACAGGGCCTGAAGACGGAACAGCAGCAGTAAGTGATGGTAGAGTAGGTACTGCATTTATACAAGAGTTCCGTTTTTCTAAAGTTGTTTCAAGATACCAACAACAAATAATTGAACCTATTGACTTAGAATTTAAACTGTTCTTAAAGCATAGAGGTGTAAATATTGATAATAGTTTGTTTGAATTAGAATTTACACCGCCTCAATCGTTCTCGGAATACAGACAATTAGAATTAGATTCAGCACGAATTAATACATTTACTGCATTAACTGATATACCGTTTATATCTAAAAGATATATTCTTAAAACATATTTAGGCTGGTCTGAAGAACAATTAGCTGAAAATGAGCGTATGTGGAAAGAAGAGAAGAGTAGATTAACTAAACAAATTCCACCTACTTCGTCGGGTATTGGGTCAGCATCTGCAGGTTTATCAGATGTTGGTATATCTACATCGGGCATTGACGGTATGGCACCAGAGAGTGAAATACCAGCAGAGACTACTGGTAATGAACCAACAACATCTGATAATGAAGTAGATAATTTCGGTGAACAATAATGCGATTAAATGAAATAAATGAAGCATTTAACACTGTAGTTGATAAAGAAGTAGTTAAATCTTCTAATAATCTTTATATTGCAAAAGCTAATATAGGTGATCGCATAATCACGTTTACTGCATCTTATGATAATTATAGTGATGCATGGGAAATTATTTTTTCAGAAAAGAAAGACGATAATTCGTTAGGTACATATAGTAAGACAGGCTCCGGTAACGAATTACAAGTCTTTTCTTTTGTTATTGATTGTGTTAAAGATTTAATATCGCAATACCAGCCTGGTGTTGTAGAATTCACTGCCGATAAGACTGACGAAAATAGAGCATCTTTATATAAGCGTATAGCACATCGTATTAAAAATATTGGATATGATATTGACACAATTAACTGTCACGGCAATACACATTTTAGATTTACAAGAAAAGATATAGCTGATAAATAATAATATAAATTAGGAAAACATTATGAGAGCGACCCAACTATTGGTTGAATTTTATAGTCCAGAAGATGATCAGCTAGGTAAAGCAAAGATGGATGATACCAGACGTCCACGACTGACTATGTTGCATATACAAAAACTTCGTAAGTCTAGGGATGCTGAAAAATATGAAAAGGCACAACATGCAGAATTCTTACCAGATATGTACGGACAATCGGCAGATAATAATCCTGGTGGGATATAAGATAACACAGTGTTTATTTCTATAGAAACAGGGATAAATAAGAAGATTTTAAGAAATGGCTGATTTTTCAGCCATTTCTACATATGTTTTACCAAAGAAGGTTAAATACATAGAATACCAATACTATGTATATTGGAAATTTAATCAATCAAGGAGAGATTAAGAATGTCACAACAAAAGAAACTTGAAAAGGTTCTAGATCTTCTATTAAGCGAAGACTCTGAACAGGCATCTGAATTGCTTCATCAAATTATTGTAGAAAAGTCTAGATCCATTTACGAAAGCATTGTTGACGAAGAAATGGAAGAGGAAGATTCTAAAGAAGATATCGACGAATCCGACGAAGTAGGCGGCGAGCCTAATAAAGACTTTACTGACGAAATTGCATCTGATGAACAAGATATTGATGCTGATGAACATAACGACGGTGAAGCAGGATATGACGACGACGCTGACGATGAATTTGACGATGAATTTGACGGCGAAGAAGAAGGCGAAGGAACAACAGAAGAGCGCGTTGAAGATTTGGAATCACAACTTGCTGATTTACGAGCTGAATTTGATGCATTGATGGGTGAAGAATTGCAAGAACCTAATCATGCTGATTTAGCAGGCGAGTTTGACGATGAAGAAGATTTCAGCGACAACGACGAAATCGGTGGTAATGAATTCGGCGCAGACGAAATGGACGAAGTAGCAATGTTCGAAAAGTCTAAAAAAGCTAAATTAAATAAAGCACCACAAAAGAAAGATTTAAAGAAAGGCAAGAAAGTTGATGAAGAAACTAAATTTTTAAATACTGTAGCTGACACTGGTCAACGCGGTACAGCAAAGTTAGTTGGTACTGGTAAGGACACACCATTGGGTGCTGAACAAACTAAATCATCATTTACTAATATACCTCCGCGTAAAGACTACGGTGGCAAACCAACTAAGTTTGGTAACGGCACTGGTGGTGAATACGGTAAGTATAGCGGAGAATCTGTAAAAGATGATACTCCTACTGATAACGTAAATGTTAAACCAAAAAATTCTTCTACAAAAGCTGATACAACACCTAAGTACACAGGTGGTAAATCCGCTGGTGAAGGTTTTAACAAATCACCTTTGTCTAAGAAACCTTAAGGATAATGAATATCAATGATGCATATGATAATAGTAAACACTTTTATAATGAATACGTTTCTGTGCATCTTTTTTGATGTCATTAATTAAGGAAAATAGAATGTCAAATAAATTATTTGAATACAAAAGTTTTGATCAAGCCCATTTATCTTTGTTTGAAGAAGATAATAAGCTTACCGGTCATAAAGATTTATGCATGAAGGGTATATTTATTCAAGGTGATGTAAGAAACCAGAACCAAAGAATTTACCCTGAAAGAGAAATTGCAAGAGCAGTTAGGTCTATATCTGATAAAATATCAGCCCGAGATACAATCTTTGGTGAGTTAGATCATCCAGAAGAACTTTCTATTAATTTAGATCGTGTTAGTCACTTTATCACAGATATGTGGATGGAAGGGGCCGACGGTTACGGTAAATTAAAGATTGTACCAACTCCTACAGGTAATATTGTTAAAACATTATTACAGTCGGGAGCAAAATTAGGTGTTTCATCCCGTGGTTCAGGTAATGTAAATGATAACGGTATAGTTTCGGATTTTGAAATTATTACTGTTGATATTGTAGCACAACCTAGCGCACCTAATGCATTTCCTAGAACGATTTACGAAAGCCTTTATAATATGAAGGGTGGGGCTAGGATGTTAGAAACTGCAAGATATGCACACATAGATCAGTCAGCTCAGAAACAAGTTTTAAAAGATGTTTCTGAATTGATTAGACAGTTAACAATAAAATAAGGAGAACTCAAGATGGCTAAAAAAATTGATGAGATCTTGAGCGAAAGCGTTGGACTAACCGAAGATGCCAGAAACCAGATCGTTGGTTTGTGGGAAGCTAGACTATCCGAAGCTCGTGAAGAAGTTGCTGCAACACTCCGCGAGGAATTTGCACGTAAATTCGAACACGATAAGGGTGTTTTAGTAGAATCGATGGATCGTTTCTTAACTGATAAAGTCCGCGTTGAACTCGAAGAATTCGCCGAAGACAAGCGACAACTTGTCACAGAACGAATTGCCTATAAAGGCAAAATCGTTGAGCATACAGGAATGCTAAATAAGTTTATTACAGAAGCTGTTGCAAAGGAAATGAAAGAATTCTATGCTGAAAAGAAAGCAATGAAGGAAAACTTTGCTAAGTTAGAGAATTTCTTATTAAGACAACTTGCCGAAGAAATTCGTGAGTTTAGGATTGATAAAAAATCTTTAGTAGAACAGAAAGTTAAAATGGTAACTGAAGGTAAACAGAAGTTACACGAAACGAAAACACAGTTTATTAAACGTGCAGCTCGGATTATCGAGTCAAACATTGAAAAAACTTTGCGTAGTGAAATTAGTCAATTCAAGGACGACATTCGTGTTGCTCGTGAAAACGAATTTGGACGTAAGATTTTTGAAAGTGTTGCAGCAGAATTTATGACTTCGTATTTAAACGAAGGCACTGAATTGAAGAAGATACAAAAAGTTGTTGAATCTAAAAACAAGAAAATTGCTTCATTAACAGAAACAGTTAAGAAAAGTACAACACTTGTTGAAGGTTTAGATAGTAAACTGAAAGCTACACAAGACTTAGTCGAAAGACAAAAAGTCATGAACGAATTACTAGCCCCATTGTCTAAGGACAAGAAGTCAGTAATGAAAGAATTACTTGAATCAGTACAGACAAAGAATTTGCAAGGCTCATACAATAAATATTTGCCAAGCGTTCTAAATGAAGCAATTGAACGTAAACCTGCGTCTTCAAAGACACAGTTGAACGAAGCAACATTGTCTGCTAATACAGGTAATAGAGTGATGGTCACTCAAGATGAAGAATCAGGGGATTCTTCGGAACTGAATCACATTTTGTCCTTAGCCGGAATTAGAAAGTAATCTAGGAGAAACTTATAATGGCAACTAAGCTATTTGAATCAAACTGGGGCGCAACAAAAGAAGCCCTTTTAGAAGGCCTTTCGGGGAACCGTCGTCAATCTATGGACGTAGTGTTTGAAAACACTCGTAGATATTTGTCAGAATCGGCAACCGCAGGCGCAACACAATCAGGTAATATCGCCGTACTTAACAAAGTTATGCTTCCGTTAATTCGTCGTGTAATGCCTACAGTTATTGCTAACGAAATCATGGGTGTTCAACCTATGACTGGTCCAGTGGGCCAAATCCATACTTTACGTGTTCGCTATGCTAACACTGCTGCTGGTTTAACAGCTGGTACAGAAGCATTGGGTCCATTTGAAATTGCGAAAGCATATTCTGGTAATGAAAACGCAGCTGATCCAGCTGCTGCATCTACAGCACGTCTTGAAGGTGTACCAGGTAATAAAATGAGCATCCAAATTTTGAAAGAAACAGTAGAAGCTAAGACACGTAAATTGTCAGCTCGTTGGACTTTTGAAGCAGCACAAGATGCAAATGCAATTCATGGTATCGATATCGAAGCTGAAATTATGCAAGCACTTGCACAAGAAATTACAGTTGAGATTGACCAAGAGATGCTTTACAAATTAGGTAGTTTGGTTCCAGTTGCTCCAACAACTTTCAACCAAGCAGCAGTATCAGGTACAGCAACTTATGTTGGTGACGAAATGGCTGCTCTTGCAGTTATGATTAACCAACAAGCTAACTTGATCGCAGCACG